AAAAAGATTTCAGACAAGACTGGGATGCTCAGTCAATGGGATTTAGTCAATACGATAATCTTCCTAAAAAATTCTCTGATTTCTTAATTGCACAAGTTGCTGCTAAAGTTGCTCAAAAAACAGAGCAAAATATTTGGCAAGGTGCAACTGCTAACGCAGGAGAATTTAACGGATTCCAAGCACTACTTGCAGCAGATGGAGATGTTGTTGATGTAACAGGCACAACACTTTCGGCTACAAATATAATTGCAGAATTAGGAAAAGTAGTAGATGCTATTCCTAGTGCAGTTTATGGTAAAGAAGATGTAAAAATCTATATTCCAACAAGTGCTGCTAAATTTTATATTCAAGCACAAGCTGCTTTAGGATATAGAGAGCTTTACAATGTTGGTAAAACAGAGATGAACTTTCAAGGTATTCCATTATTTACTGCTTCTGGTTTAGGAAATGATAAAATGGTTGCTGCAGAATCTTCTAATTTATTCTTCGGAACAGGTCTATTAAATGACTGGCAAGAAGTTAAGTTAATTGATATGGCAGATATTGATGGAAGTCAAAATGTAAGAGTTGTTTTAAGAGGAAGTGCAGGAGTACAGCACGGAATAGGATCAGATATCGTATTATACTCTTAATATTGTTTAACATAAGAAAGGTAGGTGGGGTATATGCCTACTTACCTTTTTTTATAAAAATTAAAAATTATGGCTTGTAACTTAACAAAAGGAAGAGGTTTACCTTGTAAAACAGGTGTAGGTGGAATTAAAGCAGTATTCTTTGTAGATTTTGGAGGTCTTGGTGGATTGACAACATCAGGTGGAGAAGTAACTGCTATTTCTGGAAGTCCAACACTAATGAAGTTTGATGTTAAAGGTAATTCAACATTAGACACAACAGTAACATCTTCAAGAGAGAATGGTACTACTTTTTATGAATCAAGTTTAGTATTGAACTTAACTTTTCAAGAAAAAGAAACATCAGAAGAAATTAAATTATTAGCAGTTTCAAGACCACAAATCATTGTCTCTGACTATAACAGTAATTTCTTTTTAGTAGGAGAAAAGAATGGTGCAGAATTAATAAGTGGGACATTTAATTCAGGTGCAGGGATGGGCGATTTTTTCGGTTATGCACTAACATTTGGGTCAACTGAGCAAAACCCACCATTATTTGTTGCACAATCTATTATGGATGCTGCTACAGAGGGTACTCAGATAACACCAAACTAATATATTATTAATTTAGTTGAAAATGAGAGGGTTTATACCCTCTTTTTTTTTATACCTATACAAAATCATTGATTTATTTCGATATATTAATATGAAAGTATTAAGTACATCATCTTCTGCTCAGAACTTAGATGTTATTCCTAGAGTATTTGTATCTTCATATACTATGAAATTAAGAGATACAAGTAAAAACAAAGAAGTGTTTTCATCTAGTGTTAGTGCTTCAGATAATGTAAATTTTAAAAGATTATCGGCTACTATAAGTCCTGTTTTAAAAGAGGGTAGATATTATGATTTGACATTACTAAATGGTAGTGCAGTTGTATATAAAGACAAAATATTTTGTACAGATCAAACTGTTAATCAAACTAACAACAATTATTACGATATTAATAATGGAGAGTTTACATTTGATGAAACAACAGGATCACACGATAACGATTACATAATAGTATGAACGATTTAAGAGTTATAAATTTAAGTAGTTATACAACACCAAAAGTTGTAGAATATAAGAATAAAGAGTGGGTAGGATATGGTGAAGATAACAACTACTTTAAATATCTTATAGATAGATATAATGGTAGTCCGACTAACAATGCTATTATAAATGCAGTCTCATCAATGATATTTGGTAAAGGTTTAGATGCTACAGATAGCAATAAAAAACCAGATCAATATGCAAAGATGATATCTTTATTTAATAATGATTGTGTAAGGAAATTATGTTATGATTTAAAACTAATGGGTCAATGTTCTTTACAAGTCATTTATTCAAAAGACAGAAAGACAATAGCACAAATAGAGCATTTTCCAGTAGAAACATTAAGAGCAGAAAAAGCAAATGATAAAGGAGAGATTGATGCTTATTATTATTTTTCTGATTGGTCTGAATATAAACCTACAAGCAAATTAAAAAGAATACCATCATTTGGTAAAAGTAAAGAAGCAATAGAAATACTTTACATAAAACCATATAGAGCAGGATTCTTTTTTTATAGTCCAGTAGATTATCAAGGTGGATTACAATATGCAGAGCTTGAGGAGGAAGTAGGTAATTTTCATTTAAATAATATAATGAATGGTATGTCTCCAAGTATGCTTATAAATTTCAACAATGGTGTGCCAAATGAAGAAGAAAGAGAATTGATAGAAAGAAGAATATCACAAAAGTTTTCTGGAAGCAGTAATGCAGGTAAATTCATTCTTGCTTTTAACGACAATGCAGAAACAGCAGCGAGTATTGATCCTGTACAGTTATCGGATGCACACCAACAATATCAATTCTTGAGTGAAGAAAGCACAAGAAAAATTATGGTTAGTCATAGAATAGTAAGTCCAATGCTTATTGGTATAAAAGATCAATCAGGTTTAGGAAACAATGCAGATGAACTAAAGACTGCATCTATATTATTAGACAATACAGTTATAAGACCTTTCCAACATTTACTTATTGATGCTTTTGACCAAATACTAGCTTACAATAAAATATCATTAAAACTTTATTTTAAGACCCTACAACCACTTGAATTTACAGACCTAGAGAATGTAGAGGATGAAGCAACGAAAGAAGAAGAAACAGGTGTTAAATTAAGCGAGGATGCTTGTTGTGTACATTTGGGAAGTAATTTAGATAAGTACATAGATAATGATGTTGCAAACGCTTTAATAGATTTAGGGCAAGATGAAGAAGAACTTTTAAAAGATTATGATGTTATTGATGAGTTTGAGGTTGATTATGAAACAGAAAACGAATTGGATCAAAAGATAGCAGAGTTAAACGAAAAAACAGAACTTGCCAATACAGGTAGTGCAAAACCATACAGGGATAGTGAACAAGATGGTAAATCAAAAAAGAAAGGTCAAGAAGATACAATCTTTTTAGTAAGATATATGTACACACCTTATAGTGGTGCTTATAAAACTAAAAAAGGTAGATCAAGAGAATTTTGTATTAAGATGATGAACGCAAAAAAGGTTTATCGTAAAGAAGATATAAAGGCAATGGATAATAAAGTAGTAAATGCAGGATTTGGAAAAGATGGTGCTAATACATATTCTATTTGGCTGTATAAGGGAGGTAGTCGATGTTCCCATCAATGGACTCGTAAAATATATGCAAGAAAAGAAGGTAGTAAATCTTTGGGTGATACAGTAAGTACAACATCTGCTATAAAAAAAGGTTTCAGACCTGAAAAAAATGCTAAAAAAGTATCTATTGCACCTCGTAATATGCCTAACAAAGGTTATACATCTGCATATTGGAATAAAATGGGATTTAAAAATTAAGAGATGGCAACAGCATTATTTATAAAACCAATAGACCTAAAAAGAAATTCAATAATTGATGGTAATGTTGATGTAGATAAATTTATTGGATTTGTCAAAATTGCACAAGAGATACACATCAGAAACTATTTAGGTACTGATCTATACAATAAAATAAGTGTAGATATATTAGGTACAGGAGGTGCATCACTTACAGGTAATTATCTAAACCTTGTAAATGATTATATACAACCAATGCTTATACATTTTGCAATGGTAGATTATTTGCCATTTGCAGCGTACCAAATAAAAAATGGTGGTATAAGTAAACACACAAGCGAAAACGCAGAGAGTGTAAGTAAAGAAGAAGTAGATTATTTAGTGCAAAAGCATAGAGATATTGCAGAATACTATACAAGAAGATTTATTGATTATATGAGTTTCAATCAGAGCTTGTTTCCAGAATATACAAGTAATTCAAATGATGATATACATCCTGATAAAGATGCTCTTTTCAATGGTTGGGTATTATGAAGTATAAAGTAAAGAAAAAAAATATTGAAAAATTAATAACATATTTAAAAGTCAATGGCAACATTAACAAATACACAAATATCGGTAACATATGTAGGTCTCTTAAAGACAAGTGCTAATACTATACTTACATCTACTGCCCAACAAATAACCGATGGGTCAGGTAATAATAGTATTTTATTTTTATCTACAGCAGGTGTTGGTATTGGAGGTGCAGCAGCATCAGGCAAAGAATTAGATGTAACAGGTAATGTACTTGTAACAGGTGATCTTCAAGTTGATAATTTAAACATTGATGGCAACACTATATCGAGTACAGCAGGTACAGACTTAAATATAACACCTTTAGCAGGACAACAAATCGTATTAGATGGAACTATTGTTATTGATGCAGGAGTTGTAACTGGTGCTACATCTATCACATCAACAAGTTTTGTTGGAGAACTAACTGGTAACGCCAGTACATCCACAAAAATAGCAAGCATAACTAATAGTAATATTGTACAACTTACATCTTCACAAACACTTACTAATAAAACAATAGATGTAGATAATAATACAGTATCTAATATTGAAGTTGATAATTTTAAAGCATCAGCTATTGTAATAGAGTCAGAGGGCATAGGTTCAAATGATAATGATACTACATTACCGACAAGTGCTGCTGTTAAAGATTATGTCGATACACAAGTAACAGCTCAAGATTTAGATTTTGCAGGTGGTAGTGGTACTGGATCTGTAGACCTAGATAGTCAAACTTTTACTATTGCAGGAACTACAAATGAAATAGAAACATCAGCAAGTGGTCAAACACTTACTGTAGGTTTACCAAGTACAGTAGCGATTACTACAAAAATTACTTCACCTATTTTCGGATTAGGAGATGGAACAAGCAATAAAATACAATTTATAGGAGGTCAAGGAAACTGGCGTGTTAATATTAGCGATAGCGCAAATCAATTTGTAATACATTCTGAAAGTTTAGCATCTGATTATTTTACAGTTATTGGTGGTGGTGGCATTAAGCTAAATGCTTATGGTTCTGGAAATAAAACAGGAACAGTTGCAAAAAACCTAGCAGTTGATTCTAGTGGAAATATTATTGAAACAGATGGTGGTGTTGTTGATGGAAGTGGAACAGCTAATGATGTTGTTATGTGGTCTGATGCTAATACATTAACAGATGCACCTATTGCTATTTCTGGTAACAATGCGACTTTTGCAGGACAAGTTGAAGTGGCTTTAGCAAGTAATCAAATTAAATTATCTACAGGCACAGCAGGAGATGGTTATTTAAATATAGGACATTTTGCTAATGGAAGTTTTATAGGAACATATGGAGATGATGGTGGTGCTGCTGATTTATTACGATTTGGTGTACATTCAGGAGATGTTGCTCTAACAATAGATTCATCACAGAATGCAACCTTTGCAGGCAGGGTAGGAATTGGAGCAACCTCTTTTACCTTTAGTGATTTATTAACAATTAAGAGTCCATCATCAAATACAACAACAGGCATAGCTTCACCACAAGGAATTAATTTAAATAATACTAATACAACAGATGGAAATTATACTACAATTCAAAATAGAGATGGCAATGGCGACCAAAATGCAGAAATTAAGTTTTTTAACATATCTCACACAAACAATCAAGGTGCTATAGCTTTTACTACTCGTTCAGGCACAGATGTTGGAGAAAGAATGAGACTTGATTCATCAGGAAATTTGGGTATTTTAACAACTACAATGCTAAATACTGGCTCTGGTAGAGGTTCATTAACTATTGGTGGCAATGTATCACAGACATTAAATTTAGGTGATGGAAGTATAAATTTAGGATTATTTTCTACAAGTTCAACAGGTGTAATTTATAGTAAATCAGATTTGGTGTTTCAAACTGGGTCTAGTTTTACAACTGCCTTAACCATAGATTCATCACAAAATTCGACTTTTGCAGGAGAAATTTCAGCAACTGATGATATAAATACAACTGGTAAACTTTTTGTTAATAAAACAGATGCTGAATTAAGATTAAAGTCAACCAGTTCGACTGGTACTTCAGTTATTAATTTTGCAGACCCAGATGATAATGATGTAGGTCAAATAGAGTATTCACATAATGATAATGAATTTCAATTTAAGTCCAATGATTCAACAGCTTTAACCATAGATGCTTCACAAAATGTAGGAATTGGAACTTCAACTATACCAAGTTATTGGTCAGGTTATAGTGCAATTCAAGTAGGTGCAGATAATTCTATATTTAGCAATACTGCCACAAATACAGGTTCAGCAATATTTATAGGTCAAAACTTATATAATGATGGCTCAAATTATAAATATACAGGAGCTTCAAGTAATGAGGGAAGTTTAATTGATATGCGTAATGGTATTATTAGTTTTTTAAATGCACCTGCAGGAACAGGTACTGCTACTGTAACAGAAAGAATGCGTATTACAAGTGGGGGGGATATACAAATACCAACAGATTCAGCTAAAATACAATTAAGAAGTAGTGGTTCTGCTGATTATACATCAATCAATAGAGATTCTTCAAATACTTTAGTTGTTAGAAATACTGCTGGTAATTCTATTTTTGCTTTAGAAAATGGTGGGAATTTAGTTATTGGAGGAACTTTAACACAAGGTTCAGATATATCTTATAAAGAAAATATTAAACCTTTAGAAAGTCAATTAGAGATAGTTAATAAATTAAATCCTGTAAGCTATAATAGAATAGGTCAAAAAGAAAATGAAATTGGTTTTATTGCTCAAGAAGTTGAAAAATTAATTCCTGATTTAGTTTCTGAAAATCCTGATGGTTTAAAATCTTTAGCTTATGGAAATATGACTTCAATATTAGTTAAGTCAATACAAGAACAACAGGATATGATACAAGAATTAAAAAAAGAAATAGAAATACTTAAAAATAAATAATTATGGCAAAAGCAAAAATAAGTTACAGTTGGGTTATCAATGCCTTAGATGCAAAGATAAAAGAAGATTCAAAAGACAATGTTATATATAATGTGCATTGGGGTTACAGTGCTAATAAAGGCGACCACAATGTAAATATGATTGGCACACATTCAGTTCAATATGACAAAGACAATTTTGTTGAATATGATAAGCTAAAAAAGTCTGATGTTGAGGGTTGGTTAGAATCTGGTATAGATGTAGATAATATGAAATCTAATTTATCAAATAAAATATCAAAACTAGAAAAACCAACTGATATAACATTAAGACCAAGTTGGTAAATTTACTATATTTGATAAAAAATATATTATGAGTAAAAATTTAGAACAATCAGAATTAGAGTACATTAAAGATTTGTTAGATAGTAAAACAAAAAACTATATGACAATAGGTCAAAAGTATGAGCAAAGAGAAATATTATTAGCACAAGCAAATAAACTTGTGAATGAAAATATTGAATTGCAACAAGACTTTGATAAGTATATGAAAAAGCTTGAAGAAAAATATGGCAAAGTAAATATTAATCTTAATGATGGCTCTATTCAAGAAATAGAGGAAAATGAGCAAAGTAGTTAATGAAGATACACAAGTAAAATTAGATTTAAAATCAATAGGTATAATTGTAGGTGGTGCTATATCACTTGCTAGTATGTATTTTGTAATGCAGATAGACATCGCAGAAGCAAAGACCCTCCCAGAATTTCCTGTATCAGACAAAGAAATAGAATTTAAAGATAAATTAATTCGTTCTCAAATTGATCTTACTCAACAACAAGTAGAAAACATCCAAGAAGATGTTAGAGAAATAAAAGAAACTGTCGAAAAGATAGAAGAAAGATTATATGAACTTAAATAAAAAAATATGTGTCCTATTAACTGTCCTATTTGCATCAACTGTCAGTAGTCAATACTACAAAGATAATATAAGTGTTGTACTTTTTAAAGCTAGTTTTGTAGAAGAAGTATCTATAAAAAAGTATAGAGAACACAACACGCATATATTTGACTTTGAGAATAATAAACACGAAGATTACTTTATAAACGAAAGTATAGAGTTTTTGCCAACGATTGTGCTTTATAGTAATGGTAATGAAGTTTATAGAGTAGAGGGTGGTATCACGCTAAGATTACCAGAGGATTACGATAAAGAATTAAAAAAACAATTAGAGAAACTGATAGAAGATAGATTTTAGATATGAAAAAAATTATATTATTAGCATTGTTATTTTCGTTAAATATAAATGCACAAGTATTTGAAAAGGTTTATGATAAAATTTTTAAGTATGCTACAGTATATTTAGCAGGAGATATGCGAGAAGCATACGAAACTCAATACCCTGACTATTTTATTAGAACAAACCCAGTTGATTTGTACGACATTCCAGATGTTGTAGATGAAACTATTTATCACCCTTTTGATTATAGGGTAGGTATAGGTGTAAGAAAATTAGCTAGGTTTGACTACGAAATAAAACAAAACTATATAAATGGATCTGAAAATTTAATTGGATTATCTGCACCAACTGCAGCAGTACGAGGGTTGGAGTATTTATTTCACTACGAAAAAGAAAGAGAAAGAGGTGAGGAGTTTGATAACACAAGATTTTTTATTAGACATACAGGTAAATATCATATAATAAAAGTAGAATCTAGAAAACAAGGTAATGTTGATTTTCAATACCAAAGTGCAGAAGCAAGATTTAAATTACCAATAGGTAGAAAATTTAGTATTAGTGCAGGTGCTATTGCAAGATCACATCAAAAGGCGTATGGTTATAATCCTATTGAGATATGGTTAAATGAATTACAATTATTACAAGATCAGAATGGTAATCCAATTTTAGATCAAGATGGTAATATAATTGAATATCCTTTAAATGCTTGGTACACTTTAGGATATGTTTACGGATATAGTGATGAGTTTACAGAGTATAAAAATGTAGATACTGATGAAAGTTTTTATGATTGGATATGGAAAAACTCTCAAGGTGAAATAGTTGCATACGGAGATAGAGATTTTAGAGATCGTATATATGGTAGTTTAATGAATAGATTTAACCAAGAGCAATGGGCAATGCTTGATCCTTTTATGGAAGTTGCACCTATTGTTGGATTTGACTTTTATCATTACAGACCAAAGTTTTGGTTACACGGATACGCTAATTGGATTTTACCATATCACAAATACTTGGAAGGTAACGAAGATTTTAGTTATTTACATAGAAAATCTTGGGGTAAAGGTGGACACAATAATTTATTAGATGGTGAACAATGGTCAGACTATCAAGGTGGTATTATAGCAGGATGGAAAATTAGTAAAACACTAGGGATATTTATTGAGGGAGAATACATTAAATTTTGGGATAGCGAAATAGTAAATAGTTCGGTAGGTCTTAATTTTAGATTATGATTAGTAAACACATATCAGAAAAGGAAGCAACTAAAAGTGTGACAGCTTTAAGAATGAATATTGACAATACACCTAACGGAACTGTAATAAACAATATGAAACTATTAGCACAAAAAGTATTTGAACCTTTAAGATTCTGGGTTGGAGGAGCTATAAAAATTAATTCATTTTACAGATCAAGAGCTTTAAATGATGCAATCGGTGGTTCTACTTTATCACAACATTGTCAAGGAAGAGCAATGGACATAGATGATGTTTATGGACATAAAACTAATAAAGAGATGTTTTACTACATAAAAGAAAACATAAACTTTGACCAAATGATATGGGAGTTCGGTAACGAAGATAACCCAGACTGGATACACATTAGCTATGTTAGTCAAGATAAAAACAGAAACAAAATATTAAAAGCTGTTAGAGATGATGGTAAAACTAAATACATAGATATAACTAATGTCTGATAAAAAGAAATTTAAAGATACAACTGTAGGTAAGTTATTGTTTGGAGCTGCATCAATAGTAAATCCCACACTAGGAAGTGTATTACAAGGTGTTACAAGTCCAAAAGAAGCAATAGCAGAGATCGGTAAAGCAAAGATATCTACAAGTGATAAAATCAAGTTACAACAACTTATATACGAACAACAAAATAAAGAGATAGAGTCAATTACAAGTAGATGGGAAGCAGATTCAAAAAGTGATAGTTGGTTAAGTAAAAATGTTAGACCTATGGTATTGGTTTGGTGTATTGTAATATTCTCATTTGCAGGGATACTTGATAGTGTAGAAAGCGTACCATTTCATATTGGTGAGCTGTGGAATGATACTTTTGAAAAGGTTATGATGGCAGTTGTATTGGCATACTTTGGTGGTCGTACAACTGAAAAGGCAACAAGAATGTTTAAAAAGTAATGGCAAAAAAAGCTAGTGTACATCAATACAAAAGTAATACCAGAAAACGAAAAGGTATACACTCTAAATCTAAGAGTAGTAAAGTAAAATCCTCAAAACATTATTTAAAAAGATACAAAGGTCAAGGTAGATAAAATATTTTTATATATTTGCTTTTGCTTTTAGCTAAACTTGTGCAACCTAATAAAGATGGAAGGCACTTGGATCAGGTATTATATTAATTTTCTTTTCTTAGCGTAGCTTTTCTTTTCTTTCTTTTTGGTTACTTTTTCTTTCTTTTCTTTGTTTTTAGATATATTTGTCAATGTGAAGAAACCCAAAAGATCTACATTAATAAACAAACTAGATAGAATATTCTCAGAATATATACGCAAAAGAGATGCCGATAAAAAAGGATATGTTACTTGCATAACCTCAAAAAAAAAATATCACTATACGGAAGTAGATGCAGG